TGCCGTGCGCTCGCTCGCCAGGAGGTGGGAGGCTGGAGAGGTCTTGGCGACCTGCCCCCTCCTTGAGCTCTATGGTATATCTCGCCTCGTGATTGAGAGCTGGGAAGTACCTCACACCTCTGGTGAAGCTAATCAGAACTACTCGCTCTCCTGCGTATCAGACGATTCGTATAAACTACTCCTTCAAGATGTATAGCTTAACGCATGACATACGTGTAGGTGATTATCGCCTAGGCCTAGTAGAGAAGGTGGACATACACCGCTCGGTGGAACTTCTTGCCGACACAGCTACAATAACCCTCCCTGAGAGCGAGTACAACCAAAGGCTGGAGCTAGAGAAGCGCATTAAGCGTGGCGACAGAGTCGATATCCTTCTAGGGTATAAGGAGACTGGGCTTGTCCTTGAGTTCATGGGCTACGTGCAACGAGTATCGACAGATAAGCGTAGCACTACGATTACCTGCGAAGATGAGCTTTTCAGCTTCAGGAAGGCTATCCCCAACAAAGTATTTAAGAAGATTAGCCTTAAAAAGCTGTTAGAAGAGCTTACGAACGCCATTGGGGGAGGCTACTCCATTAGGTGTAGCTATGAGTGGACATACGACAAGTTCGTGTGGCACAACGCTACTGCCTACGATGCGCTCAAGAAGATACAAGAGGAGTGTGGTGCTGACGTCTACCTCAAGGGCAAAGAGCTACATATCCACCCACCAGCAGAGAAGATAGGTAAGACCGTGAAATACGACTTTGCCCTTAACGTCGAGAGTGCCAACCTCAGCTACAAGACCGCAGAAGACAAGAAGATACAAGTTGTCGTCAAAGCTCTTCTTCCTGACGGCAAGGTGAGAGAGGTAGAGCTAGGCACAACAGGAGGTGATAAGGTAGAGGTCAAGTGTCCAACGAGCGACTTAGCCTCCATGAAAAAGCGTGGCGAGGCGGAACTACTGCGCAGAACGTACGACGGCTATGACGGCTCAATAACAACATGGCTAGTACCATACATCGAGCCTAGCGATGCCGTCGAGCTACATGATGAAGACTACTCTGAGCAAGACGGCGCATACTTCGTCACCAGCGTAAAGACGAGCTTCTCCTCTTCAGGAGGTAAACGAGATGTAACCTTAGGATTTAGACTATCATGATAGGAATAAAACTCAGCAACGACTATGAACTCTGCGTAAGAGGTGGTGCGCTAGTTCTCGGAGAGATAACCCCTCAGAACCAAGCTCTCATCATTGAGAGTCACAAGGGAGCTTTCAAAGAGAACCCTGCCATCGGTGTAGGCATCTCAGATATGCTACTAGACAATGACCCACTCTATTGGAAACGTCGTATCCGTGAAGCCCTTGAAATCGATAAGCAGAGCGTTGAGAGCATCAAAGTCACAAACAGAGACATACATATAAATGCACACTACTAATGACAAAGCAAGACAAACTAAACATACAACTCTGGATAGCTACCCTGCTAGTCCTTTCGGGCATAGTCCTCCTCTTTTGGGGCTTCCTAGTAAAGCCTTTGGGTGAGATCCACAATTCCGTACTCATCGCTTTTGGTGAGATGTCCACCTTCGCAGGTGCGCTCTTTGGAGTGGACTACACCTACAAGTATAAGCACTATATCCATAAAATGAACGAGAAAAACGATGGCGAAGAAGAGTCAAGACCTGAAGCTGAATAAGCGTGCGCTTGCCCGTGACCTCTTCATGCAAGGAGAGTACACACAAGAGGAGATAGCGCAGAAGATAGGCACATCGAGGCAGACAATAGCACGCTGGGCCAAGGAGGATAATTGGACAGAACTCAAGTCATCGCTATCGGTAACACCCACTAAGCTCATCGTTCAGTGGCAACAGCAAATAGCCGAGATTAACAACACCATTGCCCAACGTGAGGAGGGTGCTCGCTATGCCTCTCCAGCTGAAGCTGATGCAATGCTTAAGCTCGCCTCATCTATTAAGAAGCTACAAGACGACTTAGGTGTGAGCGAAGTTATCAGTGTCTGCATGCGCTTCCTTGCGTGGTTGCGCCCTCTGGACATTGAGCAGGCTAAGGCATTCAATAGCCTCATGGACGTATTCATAAAAGAACAAGCTAACAACAGTAAGCGATGACGCAAAAGGAGAAACAAGCACTCAGAGAGTGGGAGGAGTTCCATAAGAGCTTTGCCCGTGATGCACTTGTTGACCATAGCCTCACGGCTGGTCAAGTCGACAAGTTCCGCCGTGAGCTTGAGGCAGACCCCGTCAAATGGTGCAAGTGGATGTTCCCTGCCTATGCTAAGGCAGAGTTCGCACCCTTCCACGTTAAGGCAATCAAGCGCATTATAGCGAATGATGAATGGTATGAGGTGTTGTCATGGTCACGAGAGCTGGCGAAGTCTACTATCGTGATGATGGTATTGATGTATCTCGCACTCACCAAGCGTAAGCACTTCTTTGTCTTAACGAGTGCCACCGTGGAGAGTGCGACAAGACTTCTCGTGCCTTATCGCATGAATTTTGAGGCGAACGCTCGCCTTAAACAGCTATATGGCGAGCAGATGAACCTTGGAGCATGGACAGAGCGTGATTTCACAACTCGCTCGGGTGCTAAGTTCCTAGCTCTCGGTGCTGGCTCTGCGCCCCGTGGTAGCCGTAATGAGGCTATCCGCCCAGACGTACTCGTTGCCGACGACTTCGACACCGATGAAGACTGTCGAAATCCTGAAACGCTTAAGAAGAAGTGGGACTGGTTCAACGAGGCTTTGTACCCCACACGCTCCATCAGTGAGCCTACTCTGGTAGTATGGTGTGGTAACATCATCGCTAAGGACTGCTGTGTCAAACGTGCTGGAGAGATAGCTAATAATTGGGACATCATAAACATCAGAGACAAGGAGGGTAAGAGCACATGGCCAGCCAAGAATAGCGAGGAGATGATTGATCGAGTGCTGAGCAAGATACCTCGCTCAGCTCAGCAAAAGGAATACTTCAATAACCCCATACTAGAGGGCTCTATCTTCAAGAACCTAGCGTACGGAAAAGTGCCTGCGCTCTCCAAGTTTAAGTATCTCATCGCTTATGGAGACCCTGCGTATAGTGATAGAAAGAGTAAGCTAGGGTCATTCAAGGCTCTTATCCTCGTGGGCAAAATCAAAAGCACTTACTATGTCATTCGCACTTTCCTCGCAAGAGAGACAAACGCCAACTTCATAGGCTGGTACTTCGATATGAAGCATTGGGTGGGAGGCAAGACTGAAGTTTACTTTTACATCGAAAACAATAAACTGCAAGACCCCTTCTTTGAGCAGGTATTTAAGCCTCTTCTGCGTGAAGAGATTAAGCGCAGAGGTGAGAGCCTGTACATTCGCCCAGACGAAAGAAAGAAGACCGACAAGGCTGTACGTATAGAGAATAACCTTGAGCCTCTTGACCGCCTAGGGCAACTTGTGTTTAACGAAGCCGAGCAAGACAACCCCCATATGCAAGAGCTCATCAATGAAGGTAAGCTCTTTGAGATGCACATGCCTTACCCTGCTGACGGCTTAGATGCCCTTGAGGGTGCAGTGTCTATCCACAAGGCCAAGACACTAGAACTTGAGCCTCCCACCGTATTAAGCTACGCCGACGTAAAAATGAATAACCCCTTTAAGCTATGAGTAATTTTATTGAGCCTTCTGATTATAACGCTTCTATCCATAGAGAGATACTATCCTCACTCCTTAGGGAGAAGACCGCTGGTGGGCAACCCAACCCAGAGTATGACCCAATCATCGTGGAGGTCTGCGAGGACAGAGCTATCGGCGAGATGCGTAGCTACCTCTGCAAAACATATGACTGTGAAAAGATATTCACCGCTCAAGGCGATGAGCGTCACAGCCTAATACTCATGTTTGCTATCGACATCGCCATTTACCACATCTTCTCCATTCATAACCCTTACAAGATTGCTGACATACGCAAGGAGCGTTATGAACGAGCTCTTGAGTGGCTAAAGGGTGTAGCTAAGGGCAATATATCAATCGCAGGTGCGCCACGATTGCCTGAAGCCGAGCAAAGTAACAACAGTCCTTGGCAAATCAAAGCCGACACCGTAAGACCTACAATACTATAACATGGCAAAGAACAACAAGCAAAGACGCATATACCAAGGGGGGAGTAAGGTAAAGACGATGGCAGGCACTTTTCAATTGCCAGACATCGCTCTAAGGATGCCTGAAATCTTCCTCCTTGACCTCAGAAAATTCCAGCAAGCTGTCCAATCAGCCAAGCGAATAGACTACGCTTCGAGGGTGGAACTATATGATATCTACGAGTCGCACGAGCTAGACATTCACCTTATGGGTGTTCTTGAGAAACGCCTACGAGGCGTTACACAAATGCCCATCGAGTTTCACATAAACGGCAAGGCTGATAAGGTCATCACTCCGCAAATATGCTCACCATGGTTTAAGGAAGCCATGAAGGAGATTGTGATGTCCTCCTTCTGGGGCTTCAGCCTCCTGCAATTCTACCTAGACGAAGAGGGTAACATTAAATCAGACTCGATCAATAGGAAGCACTACGACCCTATCAACAGAGAGCTTAAAAGAGAGCAATACGACCTCAGGGGAGAACCAATCGAGAACTTCCCAAACATGCTCTTTGTAGGTACTGAGCGCAAGCTAGGTATCTTCCTAGACCTGATGATTGCTGTCCTCTATAAGAGAGGCAACGTAAGCGATTGGGCGAGGTTCTGTAATATTTTTGGTATCCCTATTCGCAAGTACACCTATGACGCTGGCGACGATGAGGCAAGACTAAAGTTAATACGAGATGCCCAAGAACAAGGAGCAGCCGCTGTATATATATGCCCCAAGGATAGCGACCTCGAGATTATCGAGCCTCGCAATGCGATGGGTACGGGCGAAATCTTCAAGCAATTTACTGAGTATTGGGATAGCAAGATTTCTATCCGAATACTCGGCAACACGCTAACAACAGATGCCAAAAGCACAGGTACTCAGGCCCTAGGTGAGGTACACAAGGAGGTCGAGGACGAGATGAACAAAGACGACCGAAGCCTCATCTTAGACGTCTTGAATTACCATATGAAAGCTATCTTTGCTAACCTTGGCTTTAAGACAGACGGTGGCAAGTTTGTCTATGCCAGGAAGGAGAAGACGCACCCCACTCAGCAGGTAGACATTGTGCTTAAGCTCAATTCTATTGGCTTGCCTATCTCCGACGACTACATGTATGAGTTCTCAGGCATACCCAAGCCAGACAACTACAACGAGCTCATCACCAAGAGAGAGCAGGAGAAGGAGGCTATGCGCCGACAGCTCGAAGGGGCTGGAGGTGTCCAAGTCGAGGAGAGCGAGCAAGATGACGACGAAGGGAAGAAGAAGGACGACAAGACCAAGGGGAACACCCCTCCCAAGGGTAATAACCTTAAGAACCGCCTGCGCTCTTTTTTCGGGCTAGCCCCCACCAGAACCAACGTCTTGGGGGCGGACAACGACTTTTAATAGACAACCTCTATTATGGTGAGAAGCCCTGCGCATGCTGTTCTGGTGCGCCACGCAATGACCTAGGCGAAGTTATCTTCTCAGCGGATATCCTTGAAGACTTCCTGCGCAAGATATATGACGGATTTGATGTGTCTAGAGAAATCGAACCCTCTGCGTGGCGTGAGGTACTACGCATCTTAAACGAAGGTGCTGTAAAAGGCCTTACACAAGGAGGGGAACGTCAGCACACCCCTCAGTTCCTGCAGGCTATTAAGCATTCGAATGAGGTTTTTAGCGCATTCAAATGCCATTCAATGGGTCTTAAAATGGCGGAGAGATTGCACGACAAAGACGGCAACCTACGCTCATTCAAGGAGTGGAGAGAAGCCGTACAGCCGATTGCCTCACACCATGTCGGAGCTTGGCTTAAAACAGAGTACGACACCGCCGTCTTGCGTGCCCACCAAGGCTCACTATGGCAGGAGTTTGAGCGCAACAAGGACATACTACCTAACCTCCGCTGGATGCCCACAACCTCGGTGTCTCCAGAGAATGTACACAAGGGGTATTGGACTAGTAGACTAACCCTGCCCGTCGATGACCCGTTCTGGCAGGACAATCACCCTGCTAACCGATGGAACTGTAAGTGCTCACTCGAAGCCACCAGCGACAAGGCAGATACAGGACACGTTGCGGAGATGGCTAGGCAGGATAATACTGCTCAGCAAGGGCTTGAGAACAACCCTCGTGATGGACATCTATTCTCCGACAAGCACCCTTATTTCCCTGATTCTTGTAGTTCTTGCCCTTTCAAAAAGCAGAGCAAGCTCCAGAATTGGATCGGTAGACTATTTAATAAAGGAGGGCAGACGAAGGACTGCTACAACTGTCCTTATGCGCAAAGCCTTATTGATAACGCTAAGATTGCAGAAGGAGAAATATATATCAAGAGCAAAGAATATGGAGATCGTCTGCAAATTAGCATCAAGGCGGACCAAACAGACCTAGAAGACAACAAGCGTGTCGCCAAGGCTCTGCTTGAAAGCTTCCCTGAGATGAAGATCAAGATTAGACCTCATCTCCGTATCAACGAGCATAAGAATCCTGAGTTTGAGATAAATGGGGTAATAGGTGAAAACAAGAAAGTGGGGTCAGAAAAAGGTATTACAGCAGCATTCCAAGATAAACGGGAACAGGACTACAAAGCGGTAATAATTGACCTTGATGCTCATGTTAAACGTCTACGAATAAACGACATTACAAAGCACATTAAAAGAAGAATACACGATTTACCAGGAAAAATAGATCAATGCTATGTTCTTTACAAGAACAAGGCTGTACTGATAGAATCAAGAGAGCCTGATGTCGTAAAGAGATTATTGACTGAACTACAAGAAAAAACCTCAGGATAACCTGAGGTTCTATGTCACCCAGAGATTAGCGGAGCTTGATACTATCGGGCCTATATTGCTAACGTACTGACACTACAAAGGTAACACAATAGTTTAATATGGCAAGCGATGTAAGTAAATTTATTCGCATGGTTGACAAGCTGAGCAAGAGCATTCAGGAGGAGGTGGACGACCGCCTTCCTCGCAAGCTGGGTGTGCTAGCTGTCCAGCATTTCAAGCAAAACTTTAGAGACTCAGGCTTTCGCAATGGAGGCTTACAGCCGTGGAAGCGTTCACTCCGTGAGGTCTCAGGCGACAAGCGTGCTAGCAGTCGCTACAAGACACTTACCTCAGCTCGCAACCATCTGATGAACAGTACGGAGAGCATCATCGGCAAGGGTTATGTTACCATCGTAAATAGTGTGCCCTACGCCAACATTCACAACGATGGTGGTACTGTTCATCAGAACATACCCATAAGTCAAGATATGCGCAAGTTCGCTTGGGCTATGTTCTTCAAATCCGCTGGCATCCGCAAGGGCAAGAAGAGCAAGGGCGCAACGTCGCCCGAAAACCTAAGCCCAGAATCCTTGAAGTGGCGAGGTCTAGCCCTCACTAAGAAGAGTACACTATCTCGAAGCATACAAATACCAAAGAGACAATTCATCGGTGAGAGTCAGGAGCTCACCGAAATAGTGACTAACGAAATAGAACAAACGATTGAAAAGGTAAGAAATGGAATATCTTCTATCTAAAACTATAAGGCACATTGCTGAAGCAATGCCTGAATTACTCCTCGTTGATGAGGACTATGGTCAGCTAGAGAACCTTGACCAGAACAACAAAGATATGTACCCACTAGTTTATCCTGCTGTACTCATCGAGCCCAGCGAGGTCTCTTGGTCGGAGCTTAAAGGAGACTCCCAAATAGGAGAAGCCACCCTCCGCACTAGGCTCATCATCGATTGTTACGACGACCATCATGCAGGGAGTGGCTCGGAGTATAGAATTTTGGAACGTGAAGAACTTAGACAGAAGCTACACAAGCTATTGCAGGGCTTTCGCCCTCTCGATGATGGAGCTTTTGTGCGCTCGGCATCGACCTTCTACACCTTTAATCATGGCATCAAGGTCTACGAGACAATATATAAGTGCAGAGTTACCGAGAAAATAGCTAAGGGAATAGTGAATAGTCAAACTCGGCCACACATTTCAATCTCGACGGAACACCCCGAACAGCCTTAATCTTAGGCTTCTGAGCTTCCTTGAGACGCTCAGGAGAGAGTAGACCCTTTTGCTCTTTGATGATGCGCCATATATGACGCTCGGTAAGGTAGAACTCTTCCTCCGACAAGATGCGCAGAGTCTCGTCAAGACGCACTTTATGAACACCGTACCAATAGGTAAAGCGTTCACATATCTTCTTGTTACGAAGCTCTATAAGATTGCAGTTCCTTCCCTTTTTTGCCATATATACAAAGATACAACAATGGCTACTAAACTTATATAAGTTTGGTAGCCATTATTGCATTTTAGGCGAGTTTTTTTGCTATTTAAGTGAGGGGTGGATAGCCGAGCTTCTGCATCGCATCATTCCAACCCAAGAAGCCTCCGAGATTTCTATCATCGATATATACATCTGCATAGATCTTTGGCCCTCCTTCACCGTACTTGGCTACGTTGGCAGGGCAATGGTCATTGACTCTGTGGAAGGGAACTCCCCACTCAAGGAGAGCGTTTACAGCATCCTTGAGCTTCTCGCCACAACGGCAAGTGTAAATGATGATGTAATGTCCATCGTTGTACAACCGCTGAATGCTTTCTACTGCATTCCTCTTTGGATTGCCTACCTCTGGGTATCTATCCTCGCAAATAGTACCGTCAAAATCAATTGTAATTATCATGGTTCAACGTTATTAAATACACCAACAATAGGACACTCGGATATTGATGTAAGTTTGAGTGTCTCAACGCTCTCTTCAAGGTAACGCTTGCAAATAACGAAGGCATACTCAATGCTCTCGGCATTGATAAGTAGGGAGAGTGTACTAACCTTATAGGCTCTTCCTGTCTTCTCATTTATTCGTTCAACCTCTATCTTGGCTTTATAGTAGTAATCCTCTTCATTAAGGAGCAACTCACAATACTTACTAGCAGATACACTGACAATCTCTACATCACCATGCGACACATAAGGCTGTAACTCTTTATTCGCCATGAACTCTGCTTCTGTGACGCTCAGGGCATTGACAAGATAAGTCTCTGTCACTCTTTTGCACCTATCTTCCTCCATCCGTTCGTAGCGGACTTTAACTTCATAATATGCTACCATATCTAATTCTTTTAATTGTTATGCTTCTGTTATACCAAGTGGTATGTTTACCCATTTCCCTTGCTCGTTACGCTCTTCTGCTCTGATGAAGAGCTTAGTCTTCTCAGGCTTGTACGCTTCTTGAATAATTCGCACGCCATCACTGAACTCTTCATCATTCACGATGTCTGCATACTTAGCTAGCTGGAGCACCTTCTCAGCTTGAAGATTGCCCTGCTTATCCGTGGAGAGGAGGTCAAGTATCATATTTACCAGCGTCTCACTCTCTGCATCCTTCGCCAAGCTACTTACATACATCTTCACCTTGGCAATACCCTCAGCGACTGTGTCCTCCCACGCATCTCTCTGATGAAAGCCTATCGTTATGCGTGAAGAGCTTTGAGCATTGCGAAAGGTGTGAGAGCGTTGCGATGAAGCTATTCCGAATAGGTTACTCTTCGTGTCGATAAGCGTCCTGAACGCTTCATACACGGACATCTTAGTCTCGAGCAACTCCCGATTTAATGCCTTGATACGTGGCATCATCTCATCAACGGTACTCTCAGCAAGTCCTTTGTAGGCGTCTCGCTCTTCTCTCGCTCTTTGCTTGGCGTCTTCCTTAGCCTTAGCTTCTTTGAGGGCCTGAAACTCCTCCAGCTCCTCCGCTGTAATCACAACAGCCACTTTCTTATTTTCTTTCATTTTATATTTGTTTATGCCCAAAGGGCGGTTATCTTGCTACTCTTATTGCGTCCCCCATAAATGGGGTTGCTGAACTATACGTCAATGCTAATCTTTGCTCCTTGCTTACCAGCTTGCAGATGAGGGCTCGTTCTCTCCCTCTATCGCCAGAGATCTTAGCTTGGTAGATGCGTACCTTGAGGTCATCAATCTCGCTCTGTAAGCCCCGTCTAAAGGCCACCATTTTAACACAATCCATCTGCCTTGCTGTTATAGTTCGTTAATAGGTTACTGCACATCCTCCCACGCTTCTGCTCATCCCTTGGTTCTTCGCCATTGGCGAGAATAGCGCGCATCTTCTTGGCTACTGCTTTGAGCTCCTTGATGTCTAGCCGTCCAAACTCCTTACCTGCTATCCTCTTATATCTGCAGAAGCGGTTAATTTCGTCCCAATCTGTCGTGTCTACTCCATATTTTTGCATCAAGCGGAGGAGCGAGCTCCTTGCCTTGCGCTTCTCTTCCTCTCGCTCTACATCTCTGCGCATCGTCCTTATCATACGTTCATATTCCGAGCAGGTCATCTCCTTAAGGCTTGTAGTCCTGCCCCCCGTGTGTGCATCAACAAGCTCCTCCTTATTTGCGTATGGCAACTTCTTGATGAGCACGTAGAAGTTTGCGTAATTCCTTGGCTTATCCATATATCTATTCCTTATTATCGTTGCTTAACCAATACTTTGTAGCACCCTCATGCCACACCGTGTAGAATGCTCCTATCTCACTTACAAAGCGTCCTTTACTTATAGCCCTGTACCCTTCGACAAATATCTTCATCTCTGCATCGTAGGTTACTTTTTTAGCCGTACGCCCTTCTGGCTGGATACCCTCGGCATGGCTGACAAATATGATGAGCTTGTTAGGGTGGGCTTCCTTGAACCGCTTGTACCCTCTGTAGTCAAGACCTGTATATTGAATGCTGTCAATGATGACAAAGTCGGGGGATTGTCGCTTGGATAGTCTTTTGCTTAGTGTTTCTAGGTCTTCACTAAGGAGGAGGAAACTTCCCCTCCTGACACTGCCTAGCTCGTGTCTCTCTAGTGCCTCTCTCATACTTAGGCTCGCACCCTGCTCGAGTGAGTTGTAGGCAACTTTGCCGTACTTTGTGAGCTCCTTGGCGAGCTGGAGGGCGAAACTTGTCTTACCTGAACCGCTACCTCCCCACATGATCCAAATGCCCGTTCTCGCAGGGTCGCCAAGTACTTGCTTCCACTCGCCACTCCAGCCGATAGTCTTGATGTTCATTCGGAAGAGGTCTTGTGGCGACAGAGCCCTCGGCAAACGCTCTTTAATTGCTTTCTGGTCTTCCATATCGTCTCGCCTTCATGATTTCGATGTACACTCGTCTTAGCCCTCCTGCCTTGCGTGCTAGTTGCTTGTAATCTACCCACTCAGGAGCATTCACAGAGGCTACCTGCATAGCCTGCTCAAGCTCAAAGGTCAGACGATCCCTCTCATTTTCTGGTGTTACTCGATTGGACTTAGTGCCATAGCGAGACAAAATCTCAGCCCAGCCTATCTTCTGGAATTCAATACTCCTTTTTATTCTAGCCCTCAAGCCGTCTGCGCCTAGCAAGAACCAGCCACAAGCGTGTTCAGTAGCATTGAATAGGGCTTTTAGCTCCACAAAAGCCTCGTTCTGAAGGTCGCCAGCCTCATCAAGAATAATCAGAGGTCTATCCATCCCTTCTAGGGCTCCTACAAGGTCATTGTACATATCTTGATACGTGCCATTCGTGGTGAGCCCTATCTCCTTTGCTATGGTCTTAATGAAATGTCGCTTTGTTTTGCATTGAGAGCAGTCGATGTAGGCTACATGTGGGTGTGTTTTAGCGTATAACTTTGCCGTGAAAGTCTTACCAATATTTGGTATATCGCAGATAATACCTGCTACGCTTTGCTCTTGGCAGACTAGGAGTTGCTTTGTTATGTAATCGAATGTAGCAGTCTTCACGGCGTTCCATTCTTGCTCAGGCCTAAGGCTCAATCCTAATCTTCGTGCCACTGCGTACCAGCTAGCTTCGCTCAACTGTTTATCCGTCTTGCCCTTCATCAGCGAGGAGTAAACAGGTGTTGATATGCCAAGTGCTGTAGCGTGCTTGGAGTTGCTTTTATAATTGGGTCGGTCAGCCTTGATGCCCTCGATGATTTTACTCTTGATTTCGTCCGTTAATTCCATAATTCTAATATCCTTTTAATGCTGTTTTAATGCTCTACAAATCGGCCAGAGCCTTGCTGGCGTAGTCTATCTTTTTACCCTTTAGGAAGTCCTCCGCTTGCAGTTCAAAGTCTCCCTCTAAAGGGGCTACTATCTTTGCCACAGGTTTCAGCTCCATCGCCCTCATCGCTTCGCTATCGATGCGCACAATGTCTTCAGGTATCTTACTCTTCACCGCTTGGTCAAAGTCCTTCAACCTCTTATTTTGCCTAGCGAAGATTTGCATATCTTCAGTTGTGCGTTCGAGCTTAGAGACTTGATAAGGTATTTGCCTCCTGCATGTCCCCAGAGGCACATCGTCTTGGTAGAGGTAGACCATGTCGATGTCTCCGCCATCTTCCATATCCAAATAGTAAGCCTCAACCTTATTGTCTCTGCCTGCTAGGCGTGCCTCCTGAGCTGGGAGGACGATGTAGTCCTCACCCTTTACTCGCATCAGCCCTCTATCGTTCACGCTCGTCAGTACTTGCTCGCCTGCCCAGCGTGCTAGCTGAGCTTCATTAATTGGCTGAATGTCGCTGTGCTGACAGCGAAGCAGTACATCAAGCCTTGACATATTTGGATACTCCTTTTGCCTTGGGTGGAGCGAGTTGTTCCACTCCTCGATGATGCGAGTGTAGAGCTTCACTGCATCGTCATACTCGTAGACATTTTGCTTGTATGCTGTATTGGTACTATCTGAGACTTTGCGGTTCTTCGTTCGATTGCTTTTAAGGCGAGCGTGAGGGCGACCCACAGGCTCAGACACCATATACTTCTCGAATTGGTGCTTTAGCTGATTGTTAAAATGCTCAGCGTACTTTTCCTGCGAGTTCTCAGCCTTGGCAAAGCTAACTTCAGGGAATAGGCGACCGCTCTTCATCATTGTGTCTTTAAATTGAGACACAAGGTGATTTTCCACTTGAGCCTCGTGAGGCTGTCCTAAACCCCACATCATTAGGTTGCGGTACATGCTTCTTACACAACCGAGGAAGATGTCCGTATTTTTCTCCACTGAGAAGCAGTAGCCGATAATAGCCTCACTAGCTACATCGTAGCAGAGATATGCCTTAAGAGCTGTTTCAAAACTCTTATCTTCGGATCGCCTCCTGCCATCTTGAAGCCTGCTACTAGTCTTGGAGAAGCGCACCTTAATCGCAAAGTCCTTGTCATCCATTGATACCATCGATAGTGAGTACTTAGGCTTTATACGCTTGTTGCTTGGTCGGTAAAGCGTTTGGTAATCGTGGCGACCCTCGTGCGCAATAGCTACGACCGCTCTATTTTCTGCTCTCTCCAAGATATCTCCGACTGTTTTTTCTGATAGGTCGGGATAATCTTTAGGATTTAAGAGTTCCCCCGTTGATGGTGCAAGTATCGTAACCTCTCCTGCCTTAAAGTCGCAGTACCATTCCCATACCTTTTTACCCGTTGGGCGGTGCTGGTCTCTCGCCATGGCGAGTAGAAGTTGTTCAACCACCACGCTTACCTTCTTAGTGTTGTCGTTGCCGAATTTCTTAGAGATAAGTGCCTCGTATCCGCCTAGCTCAAACTCCCTCACCCAGCGTGCAAACCTCGTAGGGCTTGTACCGAGGGTATGGCCAACCTCATCTTTGAAGAACTTGATTGCCTCTGCCATATCTGCCCAGCTTGCCCCTCGCTTGCCTCGAACCTTGCGATAGAGCTTGTTGTCCGTCTTGAGCTTAACAACCGCCTGAATGACGCTTGCGTTGGCTGTGTACTCTTCGACCACTGCCTCTATCCTTGCATGGGTTAGAGTAACCTTAGAGGAGTATGCCCAATCCCAATAGAAGGCTCGTGCCTTGTAGTCCACCTTGTAAGCATCTCGGAATAGCTTGTCTAGTGGTCTATCTCCTTGCTTCATTTGCTCCTCCATGTTTGGATATTTCATTTGTAGCAGTGTCTTAATGCGTTCTGGTAGGCTGTCGTAGGATATCAAGGCTGGGGTTTCAGCTCCGCCACCCCTACGAAGGACATCGATTTTCCCTCGATGACAAAGCACTTTGTAGTTAGAATGGCTTATTATCGGCTTGAGGTAGTCGGCAGGGTTTTGAGGAGTTCGGTTGTCTTGGGTCAGCTCCGCCACCGTGACGCACCACTGCCCTTTGTACCTCTCCATATTACATGTTGCTAACCAATTCTATAATCTTACCAAGCTCGTCCATTGGTGCTGTCCAGCCTGAGATAATTGGAGTACCGCCCTTTGCACCCTTGTACACTTCATACTGCCCTGTCTTAAGATTTGCCACCAGCAGTAACCCTCTTTTGAGATAGCAGTGCAGTTCTTCTCCAGCAATCTGCATGGCTTGTCCCTCTGGAATAGCCAGCATCACACAGCTCTCATCATATTCGAGTGCCTTGCTTCTTATCTCCTCACTTACCTCTCCGCTTCTAGTGTAGAGGAGAGCGTGAGTTACTGTGCTCTCGCCTACGCCCAATTGATCCCTAAGTTCCTTGCGCACCCACGCTGGCGTGTCTATATATCGTCTTACGTCCATCTTTCTCTAATAAATGAGCCTCGAGGCCTTGGGCTGTTGTGATATGGCTTGTACGCCCTCCGCCCCGAGGCATTGTTGTTGATAAATTAGGCTTCTGCCTCCTTTGCCATCTTATCGAGCTTGATCAAGTCCACTCTACTTCTCAGCTTGATGTAGCGAACTCTGCGTTCAGCTCGTTTGAACTCAACCCAACCTCTCAGATAGAGAGAGTGAAGTTCTTTGAGTGTGACTGCGCCTAATACTGCGCTGATACATAGAACTAGTGTCCATCCAAAAAATGATCCCATAATGCTTTATTGTGTTTAATGATTAATAATTACTGGTTTATGCTTGAAAGAGGTAATAAGGGTCAAATTGCACCTGAAAGAGCCATGTACTATCAACCAAAAGGTCAAAGTGTATCATCCAACTCTCGTAATCAGACTTGGTAAACTCGCCCCCGTCGCTGATACCTATAAGTTCAGTATCCATATCATCTAGAAGAGGTATATACTGCTGAATACCTTCACCACGAATAATGCGTAGACCACCCATTTGTCCCTCAGATCTTAGATCTGTAACCATAATGACACTAGACCCATCTGCTAAAGCTCGCTTAAGAGCTTCTACTACCTGTTGTCGTTCAAAGCCGACGTTCTTCTTCATTTCCATTTCTATATTCTTTATTTGTCAATCTTCATGCCTTGTAATATCTTTGCAGGCGTGTAACATAATTACAGATGCAAAGATAATGGATTATTTTCCATTTATGCAAATGTTTAATGGATTATTTTCCTGATGATTATAGAAAGAATAAAGATTATGGCTGACACTGAGGGCATTAGCCTTGCAGAGTTAGAGAGAAAAATAGGAGCAAGCCAAAGCACTTTAAGCAAGGCATACAAAGGGAAGAAGGATATTCAATCCAAATGGCTTACCGCTATTGTAACGCTATACCCACAATACTCTGCCGATTGGATATTAACGGGAGAAACTCCTATATACAAGCAAGATAAGTCTAAAGATCTTCGTATTGATGGAGGAGGGCATATTATCGCAAATAGCAATGGATCTTCAATAATGCTAGAAGCCTCTCAAGGTAGTAATAGCCAATCTTTTGAGCTTCTTGAGTCATTACTTAAGACGAGGGAAGAGCAGGTTAAGGAGTTAACTGCTATGATAAAAACGCTTCAGGAGTCTAATCAAGCACTTATATCCAAACTCCTAAGCATTTAACCTTGTATTTCAGTATATTATACATCAAAACAACCGAAAATACACCCCATCAAACTAGCAGAAAATATACATTTAAGCTAACAATACATACAATAACCCTAGCTAAAAATGGATTATTTTCCATTCTATTGTAACCCCAAATGTAACCCCTTAAGCAATAAAAGGTGTAACCCCTATACCAGCATTTTTGCATCCCCTATATCATAAAAGGAACAAAACTAGACTACTCCTCCAAGAGGTATAGAAGCCAAGCAAATATACCCGATGCACCTACTTTTACGCAGGCAATAGAAAAGCCTTAGAACCGCTATATAAGCGCATTCTAAGGCTTTTTTACCCCTTATTTGGGTTATTACCTAGGTGATGTAACATAAAGGGGCGTTTACCCCCATAAACACCCCTTGCAATGTAACATGAATGTTACCTAAATGTAACAAATATAACGCTTCGTTTTTCCGAGCTTTCTCGCTAACGAATGAGCGCAAACCTTGTATTTAAGCCAATTCTAGGCACGTTCTACTCTGATCATAAATAACACGCTTCGTTTTACCCCCTATACTTGCTATTTCATCATCACTCAAGCCTATTAAGAACATTTCATTCTTCTGAAGACTCTCTACAAAAGTCCAACTTGACTGAGGCAAGGTTGAGAGCACAGAGTCAGGCACATTACGCTCCAAGGCCTCCTCTACCACCGCTCTAGGGTCTTTGATAATCATCGGTAATTGATACTTAGCACGCTCTATCGCTTGATAGAATGAAACGACTACTTCTTGTAGCACCCCCTCGCTATCTCGATAGAATGCAACATGATGATTGCTTCCGGGAGCGACAAAAGCAATCTCTTCGCCAGCATCATTCCGACGCAATGGAACAAGCTTCTCACGCACACGACCAGTTAAGCAACGCACCGAACGTATTTGCTTCGTCTGAGCGGCATCGGAGTACAAGGGCTCTGCAAAGGCTTTCTTAGCATCATTATTGTATGCCTCTAGTCTAGCCTTAATAATACGCTGTATGCCCTTATCTACTATTTTCAGGACTTTCTTTCCTTGTAACTTATCCAAGCTATACTTGCAAACAATCTTTTTAACACCATCTACATGTATAGCACCATAAATAGTTTCTTCAGAGAGAGCACCTCTTGGCGTTAGGATACCTGTTTGTAAGCTCACACGACCTTTGATTTTGACCTTATTACGACTCTTCGTATAGGTACGTCTATCAGGACGGAAAGAAACTAAGATGCCACGCACATAGTCACGCACCACTTGTACAGGGAAATGAGGTTGAGCAGTCAGCCATTTATCTAATAACTGCATACGCTCTTCCTTAGAGGGAGCGTATGAAGAACCAAGTTCAGACTGCATAGACTGCCTATCCTCTTCACTACTAAGCCTATTCAGACGCTGTATATAAGACTGCCGAGTACAAGCCACGACTAAGGCATCAATAGCATGGTGTCTATGGTCCTTACGCTTATTCCAGTCCTTAATGCGCTCCACTTCTTGCTCTACCGAACCTCTCTTGACAAGTATGGTCTGAGTCTCACCCATAGACTTGTAACGCTCGAAATTCAAATCTTCAAGGACTTTATCATAGCCCCATAGATGACGGAGTGTAGAGGTTACACTACCCTCACTTGACCATACATAGCGAATACCATCTTTAAGGATTTCGGTAGCCTTGCGGGATATGTATTGAGTTAGTCTGAGATGTCTCTCTATGAAGTCTTCGGGTATATCTTTAAGCAGAGTCATCAATCTCTGTCTTTTCCCATTAGATAGACTCTTCTTTGCTACAAGCTCCTCTAGGCGATTAAAATACTTGGTCTGAAACTCTTCCGTCTGAGTAAGTACCCAATCCATAGCCGCACGGTTATTCTTAGCCTTATTACAGCTACGGCAAGCACAGGTCTTATTGCTCATAGAGTCGTCATACAGCACTGAGCGTGGTATGATATGCTCAATCTCAGCCTCTCCATCGCTAAAAAGACTAGGTTTGGTTATTTCCTTACCGCAGTAAATACATGCATGGTTCGCCTCTTCCCATAGTTTATACTTCTGAATGCGGCTCTTCGTCGGAGTGCAAAATTTAGAAATCTCTTTTGCTACTCGCTTATTATCATCCTCATTTTCTCTGTTTCGAGTCCAATACTTCTTTCGCTCTTCACGTCCCATCTTAAGCTCGCGAGCTAACTCTACACGCACCTCATCAATCTCGCCATACTTATCTTTTAGTGCGTTCACGAGATTTATCATTTGATTAAGCACCTTCTCTACAATAGGCTGACGCAGACTATTCTTAGGCAGAAGCTCTATGCGAGGCTTGAGCTCTCTATGCTCTAGTTCTTCCTTAGTTTTGCTGTCGGAGTGCTTATAACCAGCCAAATCTGCAGCCTCGCTATACATATATCCTTGCTGGAGATAAGGGAGTAGTTTGCACATAAACTTGGCTGACTTATTGCAGTAGCCTTGCTTAGTAAAGTCTATCTTCATACAGGCATCAAGCAAACCTTTATCAAGGTCGCCTTGCTCTACGCCCAACTGCTTTCTCAGAGCATTTCCCATAGCCTCACGCTCAGCCACAGAGTATAGGATATGCCAAAGTTTGTACAAAGGTTCATTTAGATAGCTCACACTAATAAGGGGAAGCACTTCTCCAGTAGACAAGTCTACCCGACAGCTGTCTTCTTGCTTCAAGTCGAAGCGAAGCAAAGCCTTATATTGGGGATAATCTTCTATCAGTTTACGCAGAGTAGCCGTAGTTCGATTGCCCTTGATACCGCTCTTGAGGAGGTCATTGCACCAAAGTTTATCTTTAGCTTTAGCTCCTATAATCTTCTTAGCGTCAGAGAACTTGAGCGACTCACTCTCTTGAAGTTTATTGAAGAAGGCCTGCTTATGCTCTAGACTAAGCGGATATACAGCTCCATCGGGATAATAAATCCTAATATTATTGATTGATTCCCATAGGCGACAAACCTCAGCAAGAGGAGAGGATACGGGTGCAACCTTAGGCCCTATATCAACGATTTTAGTCTTATATGAGGTCGTACCATCAGCACCAACTACAGGTATTTGCACCTCTCTAGTCTTACGCTCAAATTCGCAGTAAGACACTAGATGCTTACAGCTCTTAAGTGGACGCTGGAAGAAGATACAATCTCTCAGTTTTTGCAGAACAACAGAAGTCAAAACCTCGGGATAAGCTTTCTGTTGAACAGCCATAATGCGGTCAAACTCCTCCATGTAGGCTTCTCTAGGATAAACTTGGTCTTTTACCCTATAATGCACGCACGAGAGTGCATCTGCTCCCCTTTCAGCAGAAGCAGATAAATACCTATACATGTACTGACCGATAGTGAGCGATTCGTTTTTTAGCTCAGCATAGCGTGTCTTAACGGCAGCTACATACTCTGTATCTTGCTTAGAAGATTCATCGGATTTGCTGTGCCGATAGCCTCTTTTCTGATTGAGGTGATAGAGTACGCGCCCTAGTTCGGCTAGGGAAATTACCTTGCCCTCTGTAGCGGCATCAGCTCTTAATCCCCATAGAGTTAAAGGCGATAGACTCATCAAAGGACGAGGAAAACCTAATCCAAACTCACACAACAAACGACTGAGTTTGGCCCTGCGTTGCTGATAACGGTCTAGCCCTCTACGAGCAGACCTCTTCATCGTCCTATCCTTATTCTTAGTAATAGCCTTTCCTTTTTGGAACTCCTGCATATCATCAGAAGTCAAAGGAACGATGCGGCTTCCCATACCAAGTATTTCTGCGGGATGACCGCCTTCATCAAGCGTTATAAGAGACCAACCTATTGACCCTACTCCTAGGTCAAGACCGAGTATTTTTTTATTCATATTATGTATCACCTTTTATTAAATCTGTAGGATCGAACGCATTAGTCTCTTGAGAATCTTTACTATTTTTGTGCATTTGAAAATGTAAATGTTCTCCAAATGCATTTCCTTCTTCACCCATAGTACCTATTCTTTGACCTTTAGAAACAGAATCTCCTGTTTTAACAATATGGTCACTCATATGCATGTATAAGGAGAAAATACCTCCCTTATGTTCTATTACAACTACGTGAGGTCCACCACCACCTTGACCCCAATATCCATTATTGTAGCCATCCTCTACTACTTTACCATCACCAGCTGCATAAACAGGTGCTCTATGACCAAAACTAGCAGACCCAAAATCAATACCATAGTGTTTTCCATCAAGAGCTCTAGGTCCAAAGTCTTGTTCGTCGCCTACACCATTTATAGATTTGCCGTTCATTTTTACACCTTTAAGTGGCCATACAAATTCACCGGAAAGTGCAGCTAAGTCTGGATCTACTCCACCACCACTTCCACTGCTACTTCCATTATTTCCACTAGGTGAAACGCCGTCTTCCATTCCTTGGTTAATTCTGACGTCAGTTAGGAACAGGGCAAAATATTTT